GCTTGAGCGGTGGAAGGTTAAGCAGTCTGCGGACGTTGGGGTGAGTGATGTCGGACGCAACCGAGATCGTCTCGCCCTCTGGCGTGACCTCAACACTGCGAGGCGTGTTGACCGGCGTGACTGGCTCTTTGGCTTCTTCAGCTGTCAGCTCCTTGACCCGCTCCTTGACAGCTGCCTCATCTTCAGCTTCCCGCTCAGTCTTTCGGTTCTTGTCCAGAACGTCATAAGCGTCCTGCACCTTCCGTATCCGCGCTTTCAGCTTGGGTGGAACGTCTGCCCCTATCTGGACAGCCAAGTCTTTTTTGACTGCCAGCTGCAACGCCATCTTTTCTTGGAAAGAGCGGAACAGTTGGTTGACTGCGGATCGGCTGACCTTCCGCGACTTGGCGAACGCAGATTGCCATCCGTAAGCGAAATTGTTCTCGAAGGCGAACAGCAGTAAATCCTTTTCTGAGCCGGTCAAGGCAGACGTGGCATCGTTGATGTAACGCAGCAGCTCATCGTTAATCATCTCCAAGTCGGGAGTTGTGTCCATCGGGTTCGACACCATCTCGTGCATCGTGGTGGCGTCTGTGCCTTCCAGTTCAACCGGCACATCGAGCGTCACCAACCCGTCACCAGACTTGACTTGCCGCTTGGTCAACCCGCTGGCGAACCGCTGGTAATCCACCACCTTGCGGCTGATCGCCGGACTAAAACCGGCCAGTGCTTCCATACTGGATTGGTCGAACCGTTTCTTCTTGATGATGAAACCACGGGCTGCATTGGTGATGCGGCTGTAAATGTAGAAGAATGCTTGATCCTTTTGCAGATCGTTCAAGTCATTGCGCTTCCCCAGAGCCTCGTGAACATTGACATAAGCCGAGCTGTAAAATTCCTCCGGCAGAGGAACGTCCAAGTTCTTCTGCTCTTCCATAAAGACCGCATCACTTGCGGGAATCGTCTCCCTCTTTAGACGCTTAATACCCTCTTTCTTCAGCTCAACTTGTGAGCATCTGAACAGTGCAGCCATAAAGTCGCCCGTGTTATCGTCGAAGCGATTCTCTTCCTTGTAGGTTTCCTCGTACTCGCGGTGGTTGAGCTTAACCTCTGGGTTAAGTATCTGCTCGCCTTCAAATTCAAACTCACCTTGCGATGCGGGGGTGAACGTCAGCTTGGCTCCGTCGATTATTGGGAAGACCACGCGATCATCCTTCATCATACGGCGCACACGCCGCTTGAGTTGGCGAATGCGGGGTGACTTAATCATCATCCCGCGTGACAGCCCGTTCCACCACCTTGAAAGTATCTCCATTATCTTCGACAGAAAACCACCTTGATCTACCTTGCGGCCAAACAAATCCTCATTGATTGAGCCGGTCAGCTTGCGTTGCAGCGCAATGCGAATGTACTCCTCGGCAATGGCCACCCGATCACCCTTGATCTGTTCGCCGTAATAAAAAACGGTTTGGGCAATCTCGTTGACGGACATCTCGCTGAAGACACCAGTCATCAGCTCCTCGTAGAACTCTGTAAAACTACCCTTTCTGCCGGTATCGTTCCAGCGGTGATATATGGCCAGACCGTTGTAGTTGTGGATAATTTCCTCGATGAGTATGTCCTCAAGGTTGGCGACCCCGTTGGCCTCCATTGCGAGAATCACTTCTGGATTGATGTAGATAGAACCGAAGTCACCACCCCGTGCGCCAGAGAAGGCAGGGAGCGTTTCTCTGCGGTTGATAAGAATGTTACGAACCTTTGCCCCACCTAGCTTCTTCTGAATCCGTGGCAGCAGCTTGGCGATGCGGCCCAGCACATTCTTCTCTGCATCGTTCGACGGGGCAGGGATGGCAACGCCGTTATGGAACCCGTCGGGAACAGTGGCGAAAGGAACGTCAACGTCTGTAGGCTCGTTGACCACCTCGTTCTCAATCTCCTCGCGCTGGGTTTCAGCTGAATCAACATTAGAGGTTGAGTAGTCGCCAAGGTAAACGGTTTCGTCAGCCGGTAGCGTTATGTCAATGTAACGTTGGCCACCGTTTGAGAGCGTGCCTTCCAGAACCAAAGCAACATACGACTGCCCAGAGTCTGCTCCTTCTGGCGGGAGCGTTGGGGTTAACAGCTCAATCGTATAGGATTTCCCGTCTTGAGTGAACGAATCCCCCTCTTTGAGATCGGACACCTTAACCGCTGTGTCACCCTCGGATTGCTTGGTAATCCCAACACTAACATCCGACACTTGGTCTGTGCCTTTTTGCTTTGCCTCCACGGCGGCAAGTCGCCTTTCAAGGGCGTCGGCCATCAAGTTCCAGTAGTCATCAATGGTGAGCGATGTGCCGTTCTGTTCGTTGATCGCTGCGACAGCTGCGTCCACTGTGGTGGCACTGGAGCCTCGCACCTTACCAGCCTCCTCACGCTTGAGTATTTTGCTCGCCTCTTTTGAGTGTCGGCTGGCCAGCTCGTTTGCAGCGTGACCAAACCGATCAATGCCGTCGTATTCAGCCGGAGCTGTTTCCTTGCTGTCAGCGGTTAAAACCTTCCCGTCCTTGCCAACCGGAACCAGCACCGGCCCAACTAACGATAGCTGGTCATCCAGTATGTCAGTCTCACCTTCGGGCAGATTAAAGAACTCACGGGAAGCCTTTGCCCGATTGTCTTGGAGAGTGACCCCTTTCTTCGTGGGCTTGGTGGCAAGGGCTGCATCGAGAACCTCTTGCTTTAACTCAGCAAGCAGCTCCTCACCACTGACGTTGTTCTCTTTAGCAAAAGCCTCCACCTCTGCCTTGAAGCCCGTTAGGTACTCACCGCCGTTTACGGTTGTTTGGTTCTTGCCTCGGCCCGTGCGAATATCTTTAGGCTTGTTTGTGTACACAGCACCCCTATTGCCCGCGCCTCCTTGAAATTCTCGCCACAAAAAACGGCCAGCACTTCTTATCTTGCTTGTCGGCTGCGCCAGTGCGGTGAGCTTTTGAATCAACGACGCACGCACTTCAGCCTTCTCGTGGGTGACAACGTCTTTCTTTATTGTCTCAGCTTGAGCTGAAGGTGCTTCAACGACATCCAGACCAAGCCGCTCCCGTGTTTTCCGAACGATCTCGTTCCACACTTGAGGCTTGTCCTTGTATTGGGAAACAGTATCGCGCACCTCCTTTATGGAGGATTCCAGATACTCCTTCTGCTTCTCGTTTAATCCCGCGATGATTTGCGCTCGGTTGGGGTCTACTGGGTAGACTGCGTCCAACCCCAACTCTTCAGCCACCAATTGATCCGCGATGATGTCCAGATCATCCACGGTAATACTATCAACTTTAGCAGCTGTGTCAGTTGGGGTAGCTGGTTCATTAGCTACCCCAGCTGGCTCGCCAGCTGATTCCGTTGCCCCCACTTCGCTTTCCGCTTCAGCAATCTTTGCGTCCACCTCTGGTGTTGGCACTCCGATGTCCGGCACATCATCAACCTCGTCTGGCAACGGGATCACGACCGGCTCAAGTGTGTCTGGCTTGTCCTCTACCTTGGCGGGTTTAGGGGTGGCTACCTTGGGCTTCGCTTCAACTTCCGTCTTTGGTTTCGTTTCAGTTTCCGGCTGATCGAAAGGAACGTAAGCCATCTCGTTGTATGCAGCTTGCGCTCGTTTCTGTTCTGCCTCGTCCAGCTTGGATGCTGTTCTAGGGGAGGTTTCCCTCAAGTCGGCACGGTTTAATTTTGCGCCTACTGCGCTCGCCAGCAGACTCAATAGGACACCAGATGTCCCACCGACGGCAGCGTCTTCCTTGAGGTTGGCCAGAATCTCTCTGTCTTTATCATACTGGACGATGTCCCTTGCGATGTAGTCTCCAGCCGCACCTTGGAACAGCTCTTGAGCCGCCTCCTCCAGACCTTCTTTTCCAGCGTTCACGAGTGCCCTCTTCCACCCGCCAGCCAGCTTGCCGCCAAGGCGATCCAGCCAGCTTACAACCGTGATGGCCTCAGACGTACCCACGCCAGCGTTTAGCAGAAAAGAAGCGAAGGCTTCGTTTTCTGTTGCACCGTTGGCGATTGCATCTTTATACCCAGCGGGGCCGCTGACAGCTGCACCCAGTGCGCTGACCGCCACAATCCCTTGCCGCTTTGCAACCTTGGCAGACCACTTGGCTGCCACTTGCGTGCCGATCTTCTGTCCAATTTTTGACGCAACCTCCTTGGTGGCTCCGCTTTTGAGCGCAGCCTTGGTTGCTTCCTCGGCGTAGTGCTTCGTGAGTTTGTCGGCCCCCTTCTTCAGCCCACCCGCAAGCAGCTGCTTGATTCCAAGGCCACCAGCTATAAACCCTAAACCAGACCCCAACGCGCTAGGTAACTTGGTTGACCAAAAATCACCCTCCATCTGCCTTGTTTCAGACTCCGAGAAATCTGGGGTAACAGCTGGAACCACCTCTTCTCGAATCATCTTGGCGAACGTCCCAGACAGAGTCTCGTCGGGATCAACAACATCATCCCAATCGGTGGCTCGGTTGAGAGCTGTGGTAGCGATGGCGATTGAGTCGGGTACGCCAAGAGCAGAGTCAGTAACCGCAGTCGTGAACGACTTGTAAGCGTGCTGTAACTCTTCCCCAGTTGATACAGTGCTGTAGTCCGTATATTCCTTGAGGAACTCCTCGTCTTTTTTGAGCAGATTGGGGTACTTGTTCCCAACTCTGACGGTCAAGTCCTTGTCTGAAATCTCGTCGAACTCTGGGTAATGGGTTCGTAACTTCTCAAGTGTTGGAGATGGCATCGTTTACGGTTGAGGATTGAGGATGTCTTCGGGATCAAGCACTAGCCCACCCCTTTCAATTCCGCGAACAAAATTCCAAGCCTCTTGCATTCCCGCTGTGTTCAGAACCCCATCCTCGTCCATAAACGATTTCATATTCTTTGTCATCCAATCAAACTTCTGTTGTTCGGGTGTCATAGTCTTGGGGCGTTGCCCCCACTGGGTTCGCACACCCGTGTATTCATCAACGTGTGATGCTGAAACGGGGGTCTGCCCCGCTTGTCCCATTACGCCGATTGCTTTCTGTTCGTTGACTTGTTGCTGCCTTGCTTGAAGGTAAGCCCCATAATCGTACCCATATGTTCCCGTGTTCGGGTCTTGAGTGATAAGGAACGGCGCGTTTTGATCCATCCACTTGAATCCTTCAAAATACTGTTGTGACATTTTTTGTTCATACTCCGCTTGTGCCTTGTTCATTTTCCCCGACAGACTTCTGGCTGATGCCTCCCTCTGCATCTCAATCGCTTCGGCCCGCTGTTCCGAGGGAAGTCCCTGTGGCATAGGCGGCAGCTCGGTTTCACCGTTCCATTCGGTTAACGAGATGGAGTAGTTGGTTAATGCCGGTTCGTGGGTAATCTTGTTGTCTGCCAGCCGGTTCGCCTCCTTGTTCAACAATCCGATACGGTTGGTGGCAGCTATGCGGTACTTGTTTTCGATCACGGACTGCTCCTGCTTGTGGGTAAACTCGCGCTCCCGCAGATTATGTGAGTCCACTTGTATCTCGTGGCCCAAGTCAAACTGCCTCGCACGTTCGGCAAGGTTTGTTCGGAATTGTTCCTGCTGTTGTCTCTGGCCGGAGACACGCAGCCCCAGCTCAGCCCCTTTATAAAACTCATCCATCATAGTTAAAAATCCTTACGAGGTTCCACCGTACCCGCCAGAGTTGGCGATTGTCCGGCGTTGTTGGGCTTGCCAGTTAGAGGCAACAAGGTTGGGAGTTGTGGCAGCCGAGCCACTGCCCCCAAACATCCTACCCATTATCCCTCCGAGGCCACCGCCTCCTCCTCCTCCACCAAACATCCCCCCAGCCATCATCCCTCCAACGCTGGACAAACCTCCAGCGAGTTTGTTCTGAAAGCTATTGGCGGCATCGTTCTTCGCTTTGCCGATTGCTGCCCCGTATGCAAACTGGTTTTCTTGTATGGCATTGCGCGTCCACTGCGTGGGGTCAACGTAAGAAGACCTTACGCTCATCGGGTTAGCGACGGCGGTGTTCCTTACGGTGGAGAGGAAGGGGTTCAGTGCGCCAAGACCGGCTTGTGTCATATTCATCTGGCTTAACCCTAGATCGCGTGCCACAAGATTGCGGCCCGCTTGGCTGCCACTCATACCACCGGCCATACCACCTTCAGCGGCTCGCCTCATCAACAAACCTTGGTCGGCCATCGGCAGATTACCGGCGATCATATTGCCAATAGCCCCGCTTGCACCACCGATCAAGTTGCTGTACCCCGGCATCGCTTTCTCAAGGTTTGCCATCAGTATCTCTTGGTCAGCTGCACTGGTCTTGGCTGCCAACTCCTTCGACTTTCCGAAGCTGGCCAAGTTGCTGGAGATCGCCGCGCCTTGCTCTTGCGCTTGGTCTACTTTTTTGTATGCGGGAATCTTCGCGCCCTTTTTCATAAGGCCGCCCGCAACTCCCATTGCTAATCCTATTCCTACCATTATATTATGCTTTCAATTCCCCCACCGCCGTGGGTATTTAGGTTTGTCATTTGTAAAACTGGCACAGCCCCATCGCCCATATGGTTGGCTAGTTGATTCTGAAGAGAATCTAGGGACAAGTTACGGTACTCCGAGGCTGCGCCAAAATCTCTGTTCTCCTCCAGCTTGATGGCAATCGCCATATTCTTTATGGCGTACAGATCGCTCACCATCAGCACGTCCGTATCGTTCACTGCGTTGATGAATCGCAGCTTGGCTATGACTGTAACAGAAACCTTTGTGTCGGTTCCATCTGCGCACCCCGACGCTCCCCCAAGGCTGGGTATCAGCGAGCGACGATAGCTGGGTAAAGTTTCATCCGGCTCATAGGTGGCGATGTCCACCAGCGTAGGCGTGGAGTCTGTCAGCTCGTACAGCTGCACATTGCCTTGGGTGACATCTTTCGACACGCTGGTGATGCTGTTGAAACTCAACGGCAGTCCGTCATAGACTGTGTCAACGTAACCGTTAACGAGCGTCACCACTAATCCGTCTTGGTAGACGGCAGTTGATCCGCTGCCGCTCTTGAGGGTTCGCACCCAATTGTTATTACTGTCGTAGCCTTGGATGGTGACAGTCTTACCGGCATCCGCATCTAGGAAGGCGTACACGCGCACTTGCTTTCCCGCTCCCGACATATCTTTGTGGGTGGGAGACTCACCGCGATCTAGCAGCTGGTAGCCGACGTTGTCCTTGTTATCGAGGAGGCCGTAGCCGCTTTCAACAAACTCAAACCAGCCATTGCGTACCGTGCCAACATTCTGACACACGGCAACTGACTCGATAGCTTCGATCTGTCTGGGCCAAGCAATGCAGCCGTCTGTCGCGCAGATGGTAAACTTGCCGTAGGTTCCCTTCCACTTGCCACTCTCGATCAACCGCCGCTGCGCCTCGTTGATATACTCGGTGGTGCGTGCGTCGGTGGCGCAAAGGTTGAGGTGCTTTGCAATGCGTGTCTTTGCTGTGCCGAGAGTAACTTTCATTAGGCTTTGTAATAGATGCGGCTGGTGCGCTTAATAAAGTACACGCCGTAATAAGGTGGAAGGTTGTTGATAGGGGTGGATGTCTGGGCTGGGCCAGCGACCACCATTCCGCTTGCGGTGTCACTGCCAGCAACAAAGCCGCCCTCACCTCTGCCGGATTGTGCTGTGCCACTCTCGAACCCGCGCCCCGTATAGTTCAAGTCGTGGGCGTGGGGTGGAAGGTTGGCCTCAATAAGAGTCTCCTCGTCTGTGCCGCCGGTTTTCTCTGTTTCACTAATAACAGTTCCGTTGGCTGTCGTGCCTATGCCTATAGGCAGCAAGCCGTTCATAGCTGTATCCCTCTCCCAGAACGGGCCAGACGTATCGGTGGCAGTGCCAGCCAACCCGCCGTCATATGTGTCGATGTCGGCCACTGCGCCCGTAAAGAGCCGCCGCTCTCCACCGCCGCTAGGGACGGGGTGTTTGGATACCCACGCACCGTTGTAGTGGATGTAAATTTTATCGGGAACACCGCCGATTGTTCTGATCCACGGGCGGTCTTCGTCATCCACTGAAGGCACGGCATCGCCGAAGTTGAACAGACTGTAGTCACCGTCAACGTAGGCGGTGGTGAGATTGATAAACGTATTGTAGAGGTCGGATACCGTTCCAAAGCAAGTGTCGTTGGACACGGTTCCGGCCACTAAATTTACTGTTTGATTAGATGGCATTGTTAGCTAGTGGGGATTGTGTAACTTATCGCGTCATTGCACGGGATATAAAAAACGTAACTGTATGGCGTGCCTTTTCTTACCGGCTCGTTCCATAGCGACCTTTCACATTCAGCTGTGATGTATGACCAGTTCATAAATTCTATACGCAGAGATCGCCGTACTCTGGGCATTGCCCATACGGTTCCTCGACCACGGGGTAGGCGTGTAGCCTAAATCCTTTCAGTCTTGCTTGCCCCGTCCAGCCTATCCTTGCCGCTATCTCGTAACCGTTACGCAGCGGGGCGTTGTTGGCATTGAACTGTGAAGCCGACGCCTCACAAGCGTCCTCCGGCTGCGGGAGGCGCACACGGGTTCGGTACATTGGGACGTAGTTGCTGAGAGTGAGGCAACCGTCTGACGGATTGCAGTTCTCGGCCTTAACGCACTCGGTGAACGTGTGCCAGTCAACCCAAGAAGGGTACTGGTTCGGTTTGTATTTAATATCAAACTGAACCTCGCCCTCCAGCTGGTCGAGCCACAGCTCGCCGTACTCCAGCTGCTTCATCTCGAACGGGTTCTCGAACGAGTAGCTGGAGGTTTCAATGTAGCAGCTGATATTGTTGGTCTTGTTGTCCTTCTTTCCGTCCTTGGTCAACTCCCACAGTTGTATGCGGCAGTTGCCATCCAGATGGAACGCGAAGCAGCGCGACTCACTTTCTATCTCCGCTGTAAGGATTTGCAGAAAATTGAGTCCCGTCCAAAAACCCTCCCACGCCGGAGGGGCTTTTTCCCCTGTCCCGCCCACCAGATCAAAGTCGAGTGCTGTTAGTGCGCGAAAGAAAATCCCCTGCGAGCTGTTGGTGTGCGGGGTAACGGTCATCAGCAGCCGGTTGTCAAACAGTACACCGCTTGTTCTGTCTGCAATGTTGGCTTGCTTCTCGTTGGCAATATACGGCCCCACCTCTCGGCTGACCGGAATCTGCCCGTACTCCTTCCACTCTCGGCGGCTGGAGATGTAGCTGCGGATACCGTCTGGGGCGCGGTAAAACATATCACCGTTGACCAGCGTGCAGCTGCGATCACTGACCGCACCGTAGTTGATGGCCACGATTCGCACAGTGGGGTAGCTGACATTCTTCCAGCTGTCTCGGCTGGTTGGAACATTGACAGCAAACACGGCTTCCGTTGTGTGAACCAACAGCTCTCCTTGGCCCAGTGATGAGTCGGGCTGGTTGGTGAACTTCATCGCCGTGATGTCGCCCGTATCCAGCGGGACAGCAAACGCGCCACCCTCTGCGATGTAGGTGTTCTCTGTAAATTGTATCACCTCTGTCGGCCCACCCACGATGTCTCCAGCAACAAACTCGCGCCCTCTGGACACCCAGAGCCGACCGTTGCCGTAGGCCATTGCAGAACCAACCGGCACTTCGTTGCTGGTCAGCACGCTTCTGCGACTGCTGGCTCCGTTGAAAATAATCGGAAGAGAGCGGCCATCTTGGATAATTAGATACTGCTCGGCTTGTTGAAAGAAGAAGACGGGGATGTCAGAAGGGTTGGGGTCTGGCGTCAATGTTGAGCCAGTTGAGGTAGTTGGGGTGATGTCTTGTACCACCCCCGTCTTGACGTTTATTTTGTGGATATAGCCTCCAACCGCCACCACTAAAAAGCTGTTAGACCCGTAGTGATAATTATACGCGCCTTGGAACATCTTTGTTTGGAAGCGCGTCTGCATTGCTTCCGCGTCAGCTTGCTCGGTCGCCGTGAAGTCGAGCGCGATGTTCTCGAACGCGGGGCGCGTCTTGGCGTAGCCACCGCGCATTGTGGCGTTGACTGCAAAGCTGGCTTGGTTGCGGGGCAGAAGGCTGGGGGATTTCCCAGCATCAACACCGCGCTCCAAAGTGATGAAGCCGTCACTAATACGCTGGCGATCAATAACCGGCATCAGCCAAGTATAGTGAAGTGAATCCCAAAATCTCCAGAGCCTCCAGTTGTGCAATCCACCGTCAACACGCCCGCCGAATTTGTGCCTCCAGTCGTGGAAAGCTCATCAACAAACATCGCGTGGTCGGTTGCGAGTGTGCCGCTGCCGTATCCCTTTGAAGGCGAGATAAGTGCTACTGGATATGCTGCACCAGTGCCAATTGACTCCAAGAAATTGATTGTCAAAATCTTTGAGCCTTGGTCGTAGTTGCTTTGGCCACTATTACAATTCACTGCGCCGTCCTTTATTGTCACGCCCGTCAGACTTCCGCTTGATGCGGAATAATCTATATCAGCTACGCCTTGTGCTAGGACGCTAATGGAATCACCTTTCGCTCTCCACTCTGGCTCGTTGCTGCTTAAATTGTAGGTTAGCAGATATCCATCCCCACCAACTGCAACCGCTACCCAGTTACTGCCATCCCAGTACGCCATCTGTCCGGCAGCAGCACCACCCCCAAGTTTCGCTAACGGGAGCTGCCCGCTGAGGGTAACAGTATCTAACGCAAGAGGGGCCGAGGCGTGGTCAAGGTCAGTAAACAATGGTCGCCTCCAAGCCATCCCATTAGGAGCTGTGCTGTCCGTAAAGAGTGACTGAGTATCGGCAGAGCCGATTGCTAGATCGGAGTAGGCTGTGCCGTTGTGGGTCAGCAAATCGCCTTTCCCAACGAACCCAGCTGGGTAGGTGATGCCAGCTGAACCGTCTAAACCTTGCGTGCCAGACGGTGTGATCTTTGATCCATCGGCCAGCGAGCCAGACACGGCGTTCCCAGTGTAGTGTGTGCCGTCTGCGAGATTCTTGAGAGTCAAGGAAAGTGCCGCAGTCGATACCACCTCGAAGTAGCCCGCGTTTTGAACGTAGACCACTTGGCCGGTAACAAACGGGCTGGCGTTGTTCACTGGCAGCGTAACAGCGGAGAGAGCCGCCGGAATGGTGGCGGCTGAGGTTGTATTGGTGTAAGCGTTTGCTCCATCTGTGCCGTTTGTACCGGCTGCACCAGTGGCTCCAGCTGCGCCAGCTGGCCCAGCAACATTGACGGTTGAGTTGGTGCAGCTGGTTTTGCAGCAGTCTGTGTTTTGATTTAATGTGACACCCATCGTTTGACAGTCCGTTAAATTTGTGCGGGATTACTAACCCCTAAGAGGCATATACCTCCAGTATATGCCTCGACTGTCAAACGGTTTGATAAAACACAAGTACGGCTTGGCGTTTGACGTGCAACTAAATGAGATCGAGCTAGAGTTGTACGCCTTCCGCATTAACCACTCACCCGAACGGGGTGGGCTGGGTGCATTCCAGCATTTTAAGAACGCTGCAAACCTTCTGTGGCCCAAGCTGATCTGGAACTCTTGGCTGGAAAAACAGATCGAGTCACTGTGCGAGAACCAGTGGGTGTGCTGGGCTGGTTGCGGTGCGAGCGGCAAAACCTACGCTGCCAGCCTCTACACGATGGTTTACTTTCTGGCTGCCCCTCTCCAGACATCAATCATCCTCACCTCCACCACCGCCAAGATGATCCGAAAGCGTGCTTGGCCAGTGATCCAAGACCTCTACCGAACGTGCAAGGGCGGTTATCCGGCTCATATGGTGGACAGCAAGACCACTCTCCAAGCCATACGGGGCGACGATAAACACGCTGTATTTGCCATCCCCGTGCTGGACGGGGCCACTTCCAAGGCGGTTGCCAACATACAAGGCATCCGTTCACCGCGCACAATGGTGATTGTGGATGAGGCCACCGACACGCCGGAGGCAGCGTTCGAGGCGTGCTCCAATCTACAGAAGGGAACCAAGGAGTTTAAGTTTCTGGCGATTGGAAACCCTCACAGCAAGTTTGACCAGCACGGGAGGTTCGCCACACCGGCCAAGGGGTGGGCCTCTGTCAGCATTGAGGACGAGGAGTGGGAGACAGAGCGCGGCGTCTGCGTTCGTTTCGACGGGATGAAGTCTCCCAACATCCTAGCTGGGAAAGAGAAGTACAGCTTCCTCATTAACGACGATCAAGTGCGCCAAGCCCAGAAGTATGATGGCGTGGATAGTCCGCAGTTCTGGAAGTACACGAGAGGGATGTGGTCGCCCGAAGGGGTGTGCAAAACCGTGTTAAGCGAGAGTTTGGTCGAGAAGTATCGGGTAATGTTTCCAGCTGTTTTCCTTAAAAAGAGCCATATGATGGCCGGTTTAGACCCTGCTTTCAATGGGGGCGACCGCTGTGTAATCCAGCTGGCTAGGTACGGCGATTTCGACAATGGCAAGATGGGCATCCAGCTGGAGAAGAACGAGGTGATCGAGATCGATGCCCAGTCTTCCGAGCCGGTACACTTCCAGATTGCCAAGCGGGTACAGACGATCTGTGAGGAGAACGCTGTGCTGCCCCAACACTTGGCGGTGGACGCCACGGGTGAGGGTGGTGGCCTCTGCGACATCCTCGCTAAAACGTGGAGTCCGTCCATCCAGCGGGTGGAGTTTGGCGGGAAGGCAAGTGATCGCCCCGTCTCGCCAGAGGATCACCGCAAGAGCTGCGAGGTGTACGCCAACAAAGTGACCGAGTTGTGGTTCAGCGTGAGGCAGTGGGTGATTAACGAGCAGCTGCGAGGAATGCAGCACGATGCGGTGATTGAGTTTTGTGGACGGATGTTCGATGACGAGAAGAGAATGACCATCATCGAGCGCAAGGTTGAGATGAAATCACGCACCGGCAAATCCCCAGACTTCGCCGACGCCATCACTCTGGTGGTGGAAATGGCCCGTCGACTGGGCGGTTACGCCACCGCAATTGCCTCGTCACGCGGTTTGACGAGCTGGGATAAGATGGTTAGGGAGTACGACAGTGTCTATCACGACACATTTGCTGGGGTATGAAAAAGTTGGTGGAGACAAGCATTGTTCCGAGTGGCGGCTATCAGTACACGCAAGAAGAAACAGACCACACCGAGTCAGCTGACAGCTTTCACCAGCTGGTGACACGGGTTGCCGCCCACCGCCGAGCCAACAATCTTCCCGTTCCCTTCAACATCGCCGACATCGTCGAGGCGCAAGTCTGCGAGAACCGCAAGGAGCTATGCACGGAGTACATCCCGAAGCCGCCGCCCAACCGTGCGCTGACGATTGAGCTTGCGCTGCGATTCACCCGCACACTGGTCGCAGCTGGTGGCAAACGGGTGGAGGTTCAAGCCGAGGCAGACCAGCGGGCAGCGATCTGTGCGATGTGCCAAGACAACATCGAGCCACAAGGCTGCACCGGCTGCACGGGTGGTCTTGTGAGGAAGGCGGTCGAGTTTATCGCGGGCAGCAGGAAAACTCCGTATGACAAACTGCTCAAGTCGTGCAAACATTGCGGGTGCTTTAATGCGGCGCAAATCTGGATGCCGCTCGAAGCACTGCAAACAACAATTTCAGATGATGAGAATAGTGCGTTACCCGACCATTGCTGGAAGAGGAAGCTATGATTAACAACAATTCCCTGCCGCTCGACAACATCGACGAGGCGGGTACACCACCCAAAGCCAGACTCTCTTCACCCGAAGCTGTGGTCGATTTGGTGAAGATGCTGACCCGATCCGACGAGGAGCGCAACCGTGTCCGGTCGAAGGTCAAGGGGCTGATCGACGGCAACCCGCCGTACAGTGCCAGCCAGCTCAAGCGCACGGGGCAAGCCTACCGAACCAACGTCAACTTTAGG